CGGCAGAGGTACTACTGCTTCTGTTCCGTGCAACACTGCAGGGTATCCCGAAGTGGAACCTCTTGCTACACCGCCGGCTGAGTAACCTTGTACCTTTGCACCTTCTGAGAATACGCCTCCGTTTCTTGCACTTGGAGAGAAAAAACCTGAGCTTCCATTACCAAAGCCGCCAGCCGTTACTGACTGATTGTTCATTGTACTCATAGAACCTGTGACTGGTGTCGAGCCACCACCACCACCACCAAAATTAAACGCGCCTATCGCCATTTTGAGGAGTTTAACGGTTATTAGCTCCGCAATTACTTGAGCCAACGCTTTCAAAATTCCTTGGGCCATGCTCGCAAAAGCCTCTTTTACCGTCATAGTACCGTCTATCAAACCAGCAAACGCAGTTGTCATATTAGACTCAATAGCACCGGCCATAGTCTTTGTAATCTTGTGGCCATCTGTTAGCGCAAGGTTGGCTCTTCTAACAAGGTCTTCTTGCAAAAGTAGTTCACCATTTATCTTTTCCATCTCTGCTAGCTGTCCTACTGAAGGGTTTACTACTGTTTGTAGCATATCCCTTTTTAATTGGGCCTGCTCACGCATCTGATTAAGTTTTAGCTCAGCCTGTGCTACTTTATTTAGTTCTTCTCTACGCTTTTTAAGTCCAGGAAACTCTATATCAGGAGCATCTAAGGTTTGCTCTATATTTAACGTTTGAGCCTCTGAGGCGTGGCGTAGTTTTTGGTCTCTCAACTCTGTCATTAAATCGACCTCGTCTTGAAGACCTTTAATTCTTTTCTCCTGTGCTGCTGCTGCGAGAGCGTTGCTAGCAACAATGGATTGTTCAAGTTCTAGCTGACTTTTAAGAGTCTCTATGTACACTTCTATATCTGTTTTATTGAACATCTTATTACGAAGGTCTACAGCTGTTTTTGCATTTTGATCAGCAAGACGGGTTCGCTCATCTACCACCTTTCCTAGATTTATAAGAGCTAATATTGTATTGTGGATTTCATTTTGAGTCACTCTCTCACCATTTTGCAGCTTACGGTTCATATCTAAGAAGGCCTTGCCTTCGTTACTGTTTCTTAATAACATATCAGAGCGCATCAGCAAAACATCTGCTTGTTTTTGCAATATTTCTAAAAAGTTCTCCAAAGCCTCAGTCTGTTTAGGGTCTGTAAGAGCAGCAAGAGAAGCTTTTTGTTCATCAAGTTTATCTCGTGTAACACGAGCAAGCTCGCCAAATGGATCTTGGGCGGTTGGCTGCCCGCTGAAGGGATCCCTATAAGTATCAAGAAGAGCGTTTAACTTTTCAATTTCCTTTTCCGACCTTGCAATTTCTGGCAAAATCTCATTAGAAACAAAAGCAGATTCAAAGGATACCTCGTCGAGTGACGGAATATTTGCTAGTGCTCTGCCTACGCTCATAATTACGCTTGCAGTTGCTGAACCTTCTCTGTTTATCTCTTTTTGAATAGCTACAAAATGCTTTAAATCTTCATTTACGGATTTAAGTTTATCTCCAAGAATATCGGTTGAACTTACAACTTCTTCTGTTGCCTCTTTTTGAGAAAAGAATCCTTTAACAAGCATTGCAATACTTGCAATCATACCAACATATCCAAGAAAAGAGAAAGCTCGAGATATAAACGCTCCGGCAACAGAAGCACCTTTTGCTAAAGAGTTCATGGCACTCAAGCCTGTTGTTTTTAGTTTGAGAAATGCTGCTGAAGCACTTTTTTCCATCTTACTATAATCAGCGGCCATTTTCTTAGTAGCTGAGCTATTTGTCAACATCAGATCGTCTAGATGACGAATCATTGCTATTGCCTGCTTTTTATTGAAATCTTTAAACACTCCGTTTCTTTTAAGAAGCTGGCGTTTCAAAGCACCAAGCTGTTGATTACTTAACTGATCTCCTGTTCTTAATCTACCTAAAACAGTTCCTGCGCCCGATTCTACGCCCGATAACCCTGAAGTTAGGGAAGCCCTTGCTGATCTACCTAAAGCAGCTCTAGCTTTAGGGTCTGCTCCTGCTGCTGCAAGTGCTCTATTATAAGCATCTAACTCAGATTTTGCGTTTTGGAAAGCGATCGCGGATCTATCCGCCGCAGCCTGCGCGGCGTTGCCTAAATTTGCTAATCCTGGAACAGCTGCTCGAAGAACAGGGCCAAGGAAGCCTGCAACAGCTAATCCCACTAACAGAGGAAAGTCTGTAAGTAGTTTAGCTAGTGGACCTGCTGCTTTTTCTGCGATAAGTTTTATTTTGTTAATAATATCATCAAAAGCTTTGCTTAGTTTTGCATATTTATTAG